TTCAAGGGGTTGTGAAGGTTCTGCTTGTTTAAGTTCAACAGGTTTAGAAGCCCAACGCACTGTAATCTCTGTTGGTGTGCCGTCTCCTACGTTGCCTAGGAGGCTAGTCTTGTCAGCGTACACAGCTGGCTTCATTCGTGCGGCAATCCACTTATAGGTGTCTATAACGATGCGGCCTTCATTATAGCCTAGCTGACCACTCTCAACCCTATTAACGGCACTTAGAATGGCCTCAAATGAGCTTTCAGCCATGCAACTTCTCGCGTGTGTGTATTGCTCTGTAAGTTCTTTAGAGTTCTTCAACCCGTCATAAAACATAGAAAAGCCACATCCTTTCTTGGCTAAAGCTGAACGTAGAGAACGTCCTTCGCTAATATCGTCGAATATAGACAAGTAGTCTTCCTTAGATAATGGCATTTGTTGGAACTTCTACTAATTAGGGACCTAACTACATTGTGCAAGCGTTTCTCACGTCTATAGTGATTCCAGGTGCTTTGGTGGCCGCGAAAAATTGATTCTAAATAGTTTTTTTGGACTCATGCGAAAGTATTTTCCCTCTGAAAACTGAATTATTTTAAAAATAATTAAGAAATATGCTTGCATTACCAACAAGGCCTTCGTATGGTAATCGAAGTTAGATTAACCCTCAATCAAATATACAAATGAAATTAACTAAATTAATCGATTATTATTACGAAGACTCAATAACAGCTAAAATACTTTACGAAGGTAAAAGTTGTTTTGTAGTGAAATTTTATTACGAGACTGAAAACAGGTATGTTAGATTGTTCGCCCATTGTTTTGACTTTGAACAAGCACAGGAAGCATTTGACCTTTACGCTTCGTTAAAATGCGAGATTGAACACGAATATGAGTCAGCAACTAAAGCTCGTGACCGTTATTTGCGCAAAAATGCTAATGAGGTGCTAGCATGAAATCCTTACTCAACCTACTGTCAGCTATTCTTGCATTCGTGGCCATTGCGGTTGTCGGTGGCTACACTCTCTTCGGACTGTTTTGCCTATAACCCCTTAAAACATCTAATCAAATGAACATTACATTAACTGATACGGGTAAATACGAACTATACAAGAACGGAAACCTGATCCTCGAATCAGGCAGCTATATTAACACCGCAATCGCAATGCTAACATACAAATTTCAAGAATATGATTTAAGGTCTTCTGAGACTGACAAAGGTTTGAAATGGGAACTATGGATTAAGACTCTCAACGGACCATGGACGCACCTTAGATCTGTACAAGATGTTTATACGGAATCTTATACCATAGCCTTGGAAGGTATTTGCGGACAAATAACTTACTACCTCGCCCACAGCTGGGGATTTGAAGTTGGCTGTTTAGACTAATTGTTTCCCCTAACTCCTGCTTTGGCGGGGGTTACAAGAAGCAATTATGCTTCAATAAACCTAAAATAAAATGAAAGTTCTCATTGCTTGCGAATACAGTGGCCGCGTAAGGGATGCCTTCATAGCCCAAGGGCATGATGCTATTTCTTGCGATTTGCTACCTACTGAACGTGTAGGTCCACACTATCAGGGCAACGTCTTTGACATTATCAATGATGGTTTTGACTTGATGGTAGCGCATCCACCTTGCACTGACCTAGCTGTTTCGGGAGCCGCGTGGTTTGCCAAGAAACGCGCTGATGGTTCTCAACAGAAGTCTATTGAGTTCTTTATGGCGTTGGCTAACGCTAACATACCTAAGATTTGCATCGAGAACCCCATAGGCATCATGAGCACTCTGTGGCGCAAGCCGAGTCAGATTATTCAGCCTTGGATGTTTGGGCATCCTGAGTCAAAGGCTACCTGCTTATGGCTTAAAGGCATTCCTTTGCTCATTCCTACGAAGAATGTTAAACCTGAGATGGAACTTCTGCCGCGCAACAAGCAAATGCGGATGCACTATCTCCCGCCATCACCTAACAGATGGAAGATTCGCTCAGAAACCTATCAAGGCATAGCCGATGCAATGGCTGAAAGGTGGAGCAATCGTGCATAAGTCCTATGCTATCTGGGTGCCTTCTGATACGGGTCGGCATTTGCTGACCTTTGAATCTTACGACCTTGCCGTCCTTTATAACATCAAGTTTGGGGGCGGACTAGAAATAATAACAAATACATACGAGAACTACTAAAATGATACATACAATAAACATAAATACTAAACAGAATATGAAACTAACGCCTGAACAACTCAAGCTATGCCAAGACCTTGGTCGCATTGGTGGACAATCGAAAAGCCCTAGAAAGCTGGAGTCTTGCCGTATAAACGCAGCCAAGGCTAGGGCAGCCAAGCAAAACCCCGTAAAAGCAAAGGAAACGGCCTCAGAATCGAAAGGAGAGAAGCTATGAAGTCATTACCACAACTCAAATTCGAGGCTGACGAGGCTTTGAGGGAATATAAGGAGGCTATGAATAGCCGTAAAGTGTTTAGGGTGACGCGGACTTACCAAGTGACTATTATCAACGAGGTAGAGGGAGCCAATAAAGAAGAGGCTAGAGATAAATCATACAAAGAGGCTAGTGAAACCAAGTTGGACGAGTTGCTAGAATTGGACGATGGTTTCCAATTACTCAAATATGAGTGCAAGCATCTAAAAAACCCTAGCGAGTGGTATGATTAAGACATAAAAAAAGCCCTAACCAATTAAAGGTAGGGTTTTTATTGCAATGCCCCGCTTTATGCGCAGACGAGGCGTTGGTTTATTTTCTGTCCTTTTGGCTTAGTATCGCTGGTGATATCTGTTAATAAAAAAACCCTACCCGATTAAAGGTAGGGTTTTTTGTTGGAATGATCCCCCGTGAGAGGTATCTAAGTATTATACGCCAGTGGATTGACGGCCTGTCTCAACGTAAGCAGTTCCGTTGCTGGTGAAGTCGACTACTGAAGTCTTACTGACTACAGTGGCGAGCGTGCCTGTGGCTAAAAAGCCTGTGCCGAAAGTGATGGTACGGATAGCAGACGAGTCGCCCGTGATGACGATTTGAATTTGCTGACCTGCTGGATTGATAGTGCCAGGCGTAAGGGTTGTGTTACCTACTGCCGAAGTGGTAGTTAGGAAAAAAGTATTTGCAGCAGTTGTATCTAACGTAATAGCAGAAGCATACGTTGGATTTGTCTGTGTGTTCGTGCTATAAAGGTTATTGTCGCCGAAGAAAGCAGCAATTTGAGGAGCTACTGACCCGACATTAAAAATGTTAGTTTGTCCGTTCGAAGGCATGGTATTACTTTTTAGGATTTAAAATTGAATCTAGGCATGAGTCGCCAGTTGAGGTATTCATGACCTTGACCTTTAGAGCGTTTCTATTCCTTGTCAATAGCATGATTGTGCCTGACATCATGAAATTTCCGTTTTATGCCGTGGTCTATCGCAAGAACAACGAGGAGGCAGGCATATTTTGCCGTATAATATACGAACCTAACGGCACTGCTTGGTATGAGATTAAGTGGCCTGATGGATCAAAAGAGGAATGTGCAGCCGAGGAATTACAGTTGACCAGACCTATAGACATGGACTTTAGTGACCGACATGACGACTAAATGTAAATCGGCTAAGGTCTATAAGACCATCATTAAGGATCTTAAATGGCAGATTGAACGCTATGAGGTAGATATTGCCGCTTTGGAGGAAAAACTTGCATATCTCGAATATCAAACTCCTTGGCAGCGTCTAAAGCGGTTCTTTAGGTTTTGATCCTGTACCAGACTTTAGAGCTACGTGACCCTGATTGGTTGAAGGTGTACCCAGAGAACTTCTCTAGTCGTTTCTCGCCCATCAGTTTATTTATTAGTGAGTAGAGCTTTCTCTGGCCTATCTTGTATTCTGTTCTCAACTCTTCAGCAGTCCGCCAGCCCTTGCCCTCAGGGACTCGTTCGCTGGCTTTAAGCTCCTTGTCCAGGAGAGCAGCCCAGGCGTCAGTAGGCTTTGATGTCTGTCGCGACATAGAATTGGTCGTTTATCTTGCGTGCTTGAAAGAGCTGAT